GCTGCGGTAGTCAAAGACTTCTACGGTCAGTACGATCCACGTGCTTCATACTTCCCACAGACACTAGATGCTACAGTGTCTCTGGCTGATGCAGGTGGCCCACGTAGCCCTAACCTTTATCTGTATAGCCGCTTTGCTAAGAACCTTGCAGACTTCAACTTGAATGAAATGTCAGCTACGTTCAAGGATATCACAGGTATCGACATGGGTACGACACAGATGGAAGGCCTCATGAAGTTCATGGGTAGCTCCACACGTACTCACTTTCAGATGATGGACCCAGACAACCAAGACACAGGCTATGATGTTGTAAGACATGATGTATTTGGTGATGGTCCTATCCGTCAGCTTGACCCTCTGTTGAAGCAGATCACAGGTTTCACTAAGAGTGCACCACCTAATGCTCTCAAGCGTGAGATGGCTAAGCTTAACATTGATCCGTTCACAATCTACAACCCTTACCGTGAGAAGAACAGTGCTCTTGAGTTGTTCACACAACAGATTGCACAAGGGTCTCTGGCAGAGGAAGTAGAGGCATTCATTGAAGGCGACCCCATCTACCAGAGTTCTGACATGGATCGCAAGAAGGGTATGTTGGAACAGAAGATCAAGAATGTCTTGGCTAAGAAGCGTGAGACAGCTAAGACTATCCTGACAGACTTTGCATCTAAGAATGAAGCATACAAGTCAGACTTCAATGCATATGTACGTGGTGAGTTTACTGCTATGGGACCACAGGAGAAGCGTGATGCTGATGCTGCCTGGGCTGATGTAGCCTACCGTTACAAGTTTGAAGGTAAAGACATCAAGGAAGCACTTGCTGAGATCGGCAACTCTGATCAGTATGACGAAGCAGAGAAGGACTCACGTAGGTCTGTACTGCTCCTGTGGTATATCCAAGCAGGTAAACTTGAGAAGAAGGTACGTGGTAAGGTCACAGCTGCCGACTAAGTACTGACACATAGCTACAACAAAAGAGGGGGTCACAATTAAGTGGCCCCCTTTATAGTTTGTGCTTGATAGTCTTTTTACTTAATGCCGTGCTGTCGTGCTGCTTCCAGTGCCCACAACTCAAAGCTCTTCAATAGGTTGATAGCTTCCTGTCGTTCATCAGATTCAGGCAGATTGTCCCACACAAAGTCTGCCATGTCAGTTGTTGCATCCCATAAAGCCTCTTTAAACTCCTTACGCTTTCCCATCATAAAGTCCTTTGCTTCTTGTTCCAGATTCATTGTAGTAACACCTAATGTTGACCTTTAGAAGATATTACACTAGGTGTGGCATAAAGTCAACACATTATAGACGTTCTTTGTAGAACACCTTTACCCACTGTGCACAGATGTCGCTACGTACAATGTCATCCAGTGTGAACTCAATGATAGGTACAGGCAGCATGTGCTTCTTAGCTAGATGGATAACCTTTGACAGGCCATCAGCTTCTTTCAGGTCCGACTGTTGAGCATCGCCATTGAGTACAATCGTACTGCCCTCACCTACACGTGTGAGCAGCATCTTCAACTCATGTGTAGTGATGTTCTGTGCTTCGTCAACGATGATAAAGGCACTCTCGAAGCTACGACCACGCATCAGTGCCAGTGGAGCCATCTCAATGTTACCATTCTTGATGCCTGTATCCACAGCGCCTTTGCCTAGATGCTTAACCAGAACGTCTAGTACAGGTAGTGCCCACGGGTATGTCTTCTCTTCCAGTGTGCCAGGGAGGAACCCGATGTCTTTACCTACAGCAATGTGTGGGCGTGTAATGACAATCTTGTCGATCTCCTTGAGTGTGTAGGCGTCTGCTGCCACTGTAGCGGTAACATAGGTCTTACCTGTGCCAGCTGGCCCTAGTACAAACACCTGATTAGACTCACGTAGGGCTTTGAGTAGATCACCCTGCTTGCCTGTCTTAGGGGTAATACCTGATGTAGGCTTACTGCTAGCACCCTTGTAGTTCGTCTTGCGACGAGTGCGTGTCTGCTTATCTGACTGTTCAGTCTTTTTCATAATGTTTCCTTAGGTATGTTAAGCCTTGTTGAACGCCTTCTACAGTATCCCCTAGTCCTCCTAACCCTGCATTGCATGACCTGCATAACCAACCTCTAAACATCTTAGTTTTGTGGCAGTGGTCTAGCTGGAGCTTCTCTTCTGGTATATACCCGCAACAGTCACATTTAGGGTTTTTGTGAGGGTATTTATTCTCCTTTTTTAACTGAAAGAGAAGGCTGTTATTAGCAGAATAACACTTTTTACATTTCCTACGTGATCCATTTTGAGGGATGTTTTCATAGATGTGATACTCAGATATATCTTTTTCTATCTTACAGGAGGGGCATACTTGAGTATTGCTACTCTCTTTAATAGTATCTGACCAATCTTTAAACAGATCAAGCTGTTCCATCTAAGTGTTCCTTCAATTCTGTATAACCGCCGATGAACTGGCCATCAGGGTCGTATATCTGCGGTACAGTCTCGGTCACAATAAGCGCAGCAACAGTAGAGTTGCTATGCCTTTCAGATACATCATATAGTGTAACCTTATAGCCGTGACTGTTAAGTAACCCCAGCGCTGCCGTACAGTACTTACAGTTTTCCTGAGTTAACATTACGTATCTCATTGGCAATCCTTTCCGTATGTGATGTGCGAGATAGTTATAGAAGATTAACTACCTGCCTACCTATGTCAATAAGAAGTGTAGTAGCTACGATGATACGTAGAAGACCCAGAGAGAAAACAGGTCTGTCACCCACTTTTTCAAGCCACAGGTCAAAGAGCAGTATTAGGAGCATGACAGTAGCAGTGATAATAAGGAGAATGCTTAACATGATCAAACTCCAATGTAACCCATGACACCACCGAGAGGTACAACAAAGATACCTGCTACACGTACAACTACTTGACCTACAGACATAACATCTGTGCTATCCAGTAGTGCCATAATGTTATGCACCCAGCCATAAGCAACAGCCATTATGAAGGCGAATACCCCTACAAAGTACAGCAGAGCACCTACAAAAGCAGCACCAGACAGTTCTTTCTTTTTGTTGAGCATTGGTAGTCCTTTTAGTTAGAGTTAAGGTGAGCAGTTTATACACATACTCAGGTGCATTTAAGGGGTTGTTAAGACCGCCGCCCTAACTGTGTGCCATCCTGTTACATGGGCTACAGGAAGCCCTAAACCTAGTGGAACTAGATCGTCTGAATCTTACACACACACCCCTCTACCCCTACTCATAATGGGCCGTAGCCTATTGCATAGGGGGTACTAAAGGGACTTACCGAATAGGGCAAGCACCAGTTGCACAAGCTTCATCTACCAAATCATCATCTGATACAAGGCCAGAAAGATCAAGAGGTTTCAACTGTGACGTATAAGCCACATATGCTTCCTCAGTAATGACTTCCTGTGGTAGATAGGCGTAACCCAAGTCCTCTGCTGTCTTGGTGGGGTCATTACGATAGATGAATGAAACACCTACGTATGTATCCCAGTTAGCCAGAATCCACTCAATAATAGCAGGAACCTCGGAAGGATCATAGCTAATAGTGACAGAGCAGTTGTGATCTACATAGTTATCCATCAACAGTTTGTAGCGATTAAGCTGATCTACTGCCGTCTCAAGGTTAACCTCTACGATACCACGATCTGTTTCTACCTTATCAAAGACAACATCATCGTAACACACAGGCATAGCTACAAGCTTGCTTGAAGGCTCAAACGGCTTGTCGAACACCTTGTATCCCGCTGCCTCAAGTGAACCAATAATAGGATCATCCTTGGAGAACGTGATGTTGTTGATGATGTACTTGCCGAGTGGTTTGTGCACACCCTCTGTAGTGTCCATGATCTTAGACAGCGTACCAGATGGTTTAACAGTAGTCACAGCCTTTGCTAGTGGTGTACCAAACTCTTCTGCCATTGAGTTAGCGCCCTTGTGGGCATGGTAACGCAGTGACTGGAGCATAGATGCTACATTGTTACGACCTGTGTAGTGATCAAGGAACTTCACGATGCCTGTACCACCGACACCACAGAGACGCAGGAACTCATTTAGCTCATGCCATGAACGCTGCAAGATGCCATCATCAAGGTTCACACATGTCTGACGGTAGTTAGCACGAGCAGCAAGCCAAATAGCACGTTCAAGACCGCCTTGATCACCAAGGAACTTACCCCAGTCTACCTCGACGAGGTTGCAGAAGGACTTGTTGCCCAAGAGGATTTCAGCACATGGGTTAACACCCTTGAACCACGGTGCACGTTTACGAGCAGCCTCAGCGTTGATGAAACCTGGCTCTGATCCGCCTGCCTCTACAATCTTGTCAAAGATGTAAGACAGTTCCCACTTGGTAGGCTTAGTGTCAAACATGATTGAGTTGTTAGACTGTTGACGATGCTCATTACCGTGCAACCAGAAGTCCTTCTTAGCTGAGATAAAGGCATCAATCTCTGGGTTAGTCACAGGCAGTACAGCAATCTCTGCACTACGGCGTGACGACAGGACAGTACCCATGTGGTTAAGGAGGTCGAGGATGTCCATGTGGCGTAGCAGCTGACCAGCACGGGCATTTAGGATATTACAGATAGCTGTCTGTGCTACTGACAAGTCTGCGTCACCAGAGCTAATCCAGCCATAACCCTTCAAGCGCATACCAGCAGCACGGATTTCACGGTAGTTGAGACGGATGATGTCTACACTCTTCTTCATTGCTACAAGTTTACCGAATGACTTAGCCCATGCTTCTGCTGAGTCACCTACAACAACCTCCCAGACTGTCTTGCCACCCTCTTGGTAGAACGCCTCTACGTTGTCTTCTGCACCCTTAGGATCAGACTTCTGTTTCTCTGAACGTACTACCTGTACTTCTACAGGAGAAGTAAAGCCACTGAGGATACCCACAGCTGGGTAGAAACCTACACCACAACCCTGTAGGAGCAGGTGTTGAGCATCTACAATGTCATGCACTGTCTCTACGTTGCCGAAGCTGCAGTTGAACTGTGATGCTTCACGTGTCTTAGCTACGTCTGTACCACCAAGCCAGAGTGTACGGCCTGATGTAGTAGCCTTACGTTTAACCATAAGCTGTCGAAGCTCAGCAAGCTCACCCTCTTGTGTAGCATTAAGCTCTGCACGTTGCTGACGCTCCCAGAGCCAACGCTGGTGGTCAATCACACGGTCTACTGTCTGTTCCCATGTCTCGAACACTGTACCCTCATCATTGAGAGGGCGGTTGTACGTACGCCGTGTCACGACTTCTGCACGTGTTGATACTTCTTGGTAGTTAACGGTCATCGCCTGATCCTTTTAGTGTTCCACGGGCTTGTCGCCCATCTAGTTTATCCATGTTCAACTTAATAATTGCCTCAAGGGAGTGTCCGTAGATGTTACCAAGGGCAGTAGCATAGAAGATAACATCCCCTAGCTCTTTAGCAATATCTTCTTCTGTGAACCTTGAGCTATCTCGAATAAGCTTCTTGATCTTTTCTGCTACTTCACCCGCTTCACCTACAAGTCCTAGCGTATTCTCTACAAGCCTCTCATGGCCATCTGTTAGAATCTTATCCTCAACCCACTTATTGTAGTAATCCAAGTCGTGTAGGTCTTCTCCAATCAACATTAGTCTTTCTCCTCTGTTACGGTTAATCGTGTGATCTTAACGTCATCTACATCGTAGAACACATCGCTGATCAGGTCTAGTACATCCTCTGCATGATCTGCTTCCGATGATGATAGTATGTTGTTGCTCTTGTCTACTTTGATCATAAAGCTAACACGGAACTCTTTCGACATTACGCTGACCCCATTGTTGGTGTATCAATAGTGAAGCCCTCTCTGTTGTTTGCTGAGAGGTAGTCATCTCTGTACTGCATTACTGCATCTAGCAACTCATCCTTGTCTTGTGAGTATGACAGGAAGGCAGAGAGCATGGTAGTAATATCAATCATGATCATACGAGATGCATCACTCATAGCAGAGTCACCAGGGAAGGCAATAAGCATCTCCATCTCACCCGTCAGATCGCCGCTTTCGTCTAGTGCTGCATCAAATACAAGAGCTACTTGGTTTTCTTTGAACGGGTATCCCATGTTTCGTGCCTTTCATGTTTATACGTGATATTTGTTTCAGTACGAGGTTTTCCTGGTTCTGTCAACCACTCATCTGGTATATCCTTGTGTGCCCACTTAAAACCATGCTTGTCAGCCCAGTCACAGTAGCGTGTCTTGGAGCCTTTGTTGATCTTAGCTAGGGCATTATAGAATACAAACCTGATGTCTAGGTCAGGGTGTTGTGCCTTAACGTGCAGATGCTTACGTCGATCAGCAGGTTCAAACAGACCCTTGTACTCAATGATGATACCGTTGTCTAACTCGAAGTCAGGGGTGTATGTTCTGTACGCTAGGTCTTCCCATTCCACCTTTAGCTTCTCGTACCGTACTTCCTTTTGGACCTTAGCCAACGACTCAGAAAGTTTCCCCTCTGAGCCGCTGCGGTAAGCCCGCTTATTGTGTCTGCGTGGGCCTCTAGCCAAAGTTAATCCTCCACCAGTAACACGTAGTCTACCAGAGGCTTCTCTTTAGCTGCTGATACCTTAGACTCAAGCGTCTGGAGTGTAGGCCAGCACTTATGTTTGTAGGCACAGAAACCACACTCAGTGTTGAGCTTGAGGTTGCCACTTGGTTTCTTACGATATGTCTCAGGTACAGGAGCATAGCACCGCTCAAAAGGCATATCGTTGTCGAGGTAGTCTGTAAGGGCTTCGATGTCTTTCAACTTCGCTTCTGCATCTACGTTAGAGGCATCTACATACTTGAACTCACCGTTGCCTTTGTTGACGACCCACCAGCCACCTACACCCTTGCCTGCACCAGCTGCATAACCTACGAGTTGTGCTACGTAGCCGAAGCTGTCGTGGTCGTTGAGTGTGTTGAAGTCCTCGAACTTGTTGTTGTAGGACCAGGGTGAGGCTGACTTGATGTCGTCTACCTTCTCGTCCAGGATCATATCGTACTCACCCTTGATCTTCTTGCCGTTAGACAACTCAAGAGTTACATAGTCACTGTCTTGGAACTCCACACCCGCTGCACGTAGTACTCCTTTGAATACTGCCTCAGTGATATCACCAATAAGCATGTTCATCAGGAAGTGTGGCGGGAATGGTGTCTTGTCTGCTGAGTCATTCTTGTCGAACCACAGCTGACACTTAGGGCGTCCAATGTTGGACATACGCAGTCGGAACTCATCTCGTGGGCCACTATCGAACTGCTTAAACAGAGCAGCCTTAACATCGGAGGCGACCTTTTCGGCCACCTCCTCTGTCATAGTAGTCTCACCAGCAAGAGCTTTCTGCAAGAAGTCAAAGACCTTTAGCTCTGCTGGGTGGTTCATTCGCCTGAACCCTCAATGTCTACAAGACCTGCTACCAAGTCTGCATCATCCTTTGAGATACCCTGCACGTGCTTCTCATCCCACTTGCTAAGCACATAACCGTTGACGTACTCAATGTAGTCCATGAAGTTACGCAGCATGTCTTGGTCTTCCTGTTGAAGCTCGACAGTACCCTTGACCTCAGTGGTGATGACACCATAGTTGACGCCTGTTGGTGTTGTCTTAGCTTCGTAACCAAGAGTGATTGTACCCATGATCGGCAGTACATTCTTACGCTTGAGTGCATTGAATGCATCGTCAATAGCCTTGAGGCTGTCACGGTTCTTGACTTCGAGTACAAACGGCACGTCTTTGACTTCAACGTCGAGAGGCTCACCGTTAGCATTCATGGGGTTCTCTACAGTGATAAGACCCATGACGATACGTACACGTGTGATGCTACGCATAAGCTCCTTGGTTGACTCAGGCAGGGCATTGAAGTCCTGTACGTAACCTGATGGACGACCAAGGTTGAAGCGACCTGTTGTATCTTTTAGGTCTTGGTTGAGTGTCGTTGCCATGACAGTCTTCTGTGTAATGTTAGCATCTGCATCCCAGCGCTGGAACTGTTGACGGACAGCAAAGACACGGATGTCTACGCCCTCAGCAATAACCTCTGTACCGTCTGGGAGTGTGATGCCATATACACCAACGCCGACAACCTCTGTCTTGATCATCTTGCCGTTGACTTCAATCTCACCCATTGTAGTCTTCTGGATTTGGCGTAGACGTGCCACTGCTGGGCCACCTCCACCAGATGTTGTGATGCCCATCATCTCTTCGATAGACATGTTGTCGTAGTTTGATGTAGTCAGTTCATTGCTCATAAGATATTCCTTTTCTTGAGCTACAGGAAGCGTAGTTATACCATTAAACGTCTTGTACATCAAGCCAATTCGGCCCGATCTTAGCTTCTAATAGTAGTGGAACATTCATAACAACCCCAAGCTCCTTCTCAATGAGATCATTCAGGCCGTTATTCATGTCTTCGATGATGTCAATAACAATGTCTCTCTCGTCTGGGTGTATGTCGATTACAGATGAATCGTGTACTGTGTTTACGATACGAGACTGGTATGGCATCAGTCGTTTCTCCATTTCAATCAACACAATAGGTACAACGTCACCTGTTGCGAAGCCTTGAACTGGGTAGTTCTTAATCATCGTGAAGTGGCTTACTGAGCCATTACGACGACGAGTTACGTCAGGGAAAGCATACTGTCGCCCTGAGACGTTAGTGATCTTGTTGAAGCGGATGGCTTCGTCAGCAAGGCTCTTATGCCAAGCAGCGACACCCTCATACTTCTCATTGAAGTGTATGTAGTAGGCCTCCTCCGCCTTACTTCTGCCGTAACCCGTAGCACCAAACAGGGGTGCAAACGTGTGTTCCTTCGCAGCCTGTCGTGACGTTGGCTGCCCTGCATCAGTGATAACCTGGGCTGTATAACTGTGTACGTCAAAGCCTGTAGCAATCTCCTGAATAGCTACAGCATCCTGTGACAGGAAAGCAGCAGCACGGAACTCCAACTGAGCAAAGTCAGCCTCCATGATGTAGCCACCCTCCCAGCGAGATACAAACACCTTCTTCACAGGGAATGTACCACCACGAGGCATGTTCTGCATGTTAGGGTTACGCCCAGAGAAGCGACCCGTTGCAGTGATATGCTGTGTAAGTGATACGTGAAGTATGTCATCCTCCTTGGTGAAGTCAGTGATACCACCAACAAAGCTAGACAGGTAGCTAGACACAGCAGACAGACGCTTCAGGTCAGTCAGGAACTCCAACGCCATGTCCATCTTCTTTGTCTTAGCAGTGGCGATAAGAACGTCGAGGTTGTCCTTACCAGTGCTGAAGCCATTAGCTGATACCCATGTCTTACTGGGCGGTGTGAACCCAAGCCCTGCCAACTCGTCAAGCTGCTTGAGTTGATACCCACGTGCATCACAGTCCTTGCATTTGTTGGGACGTGCAAACTTAGTGCCATCCTTCTTAATGCGGTACACCTTAGCTGTACCTTCACAGGTAGGGCAGGTGAAAGCCTGTGTCTTACGTAGCAGCTTCATATTGCTCTTAATGATAGACTTGAAGTCAGCATCTGTCTTAGCGTAGTCAAACAGAGGAACCCACTCCTTCTTGTTGATCATGGCACGGCTGAATACAACCTGTGACATCTGCTCTGGTGAGCCGAGGTTGATCGGTGTGTCACCCATAAGGTTACGCACATGGTTCTGCAACCGTGTCTCAATATCTGCCTTCTCTAGTTCAAACTCTCTTCGTACATCGTTGAGGGCTTCTCTATCCACTTTGACCCCTGACATATACATTCTGGTGAGGGTCTTACAGGTGTCGTTGGTAATTCTTCTGATGTTACAAAGGGAGGCAGACTCAGCCTTTGCGTAGTCAGCTTCTTGGGCAAGGTACAACTCCCTAGTAAGGTCGAGGTCACACCCAAGGTAAAAGCTAAGCTCAGATAAAGGTATCTCACTGGTGTTGTATCCTTCCTTGAAGTAACGCTTTAGTGTATCATCCTTCTGTACCGTCAAGCCACGGCGTTCACCACATGCAGCCAGAGACAGAGGTTGCTTCTGACCACGAAGCAGGATGTACTCAGCAAGCATGGTATCATATATGTCACCATCATACTTGTAGCCACACTCCCACAGCCACATCAAGTCATGCTGAGCATTGTGCATGATAAGCAATGTGGTCATGTCGAGAATGTCCTGCACCAGCTTACGCCCAGCGCCTGAGTGATCCCTCTTCTCTTTGTGGTCGATGTTGACGATATGCTTCTGCGCTGGGTTGTTTACGTCCAGCATACCAACCTGTACAAGCTTATTGGATGGCTCGTAAGGGTCTAGGTGATTGCGTCCATTACGTTCTAGCACATCGTTTTCTACGTCTAGTACAAGCTTCATAGTCTCTCCTTTCTATACGGTGTAGAGGCTTCTAGCACCATCAAGCTCACAGTGTACCACACCATGCCAGCCACCCTTAAGCTTATTCTTGGCAATGTTCAAGTGGCGCTGGGTGTCTTGCTCATCTGCACCCTCAACAAGAGGGTTCTTACTGATCAGTACCATGAGGTCAGCCTCAGCAGCCTTGCCTGTCTTAGAGCCTTCCAGCATTGATTGATCCACGTAGACTTTACCCTCAGCTACAGCAGACAACTGTGACATCCATACAACACAGCACTTGTATTGCTTGGCAATGTTACGAGCATGGATAGCTGCTTCCTTGAGGTATACATCTGACTTGTCACTGGTCTTGCTAGCAAACTTGTCACCCATGTCGAGGATAAGAATGTCAGGACGCTCTGTCTTAGCGATAGACTCAACCCATGCCATGTCTTTGCCTGTGCTGTCCTTGATACGAATGTTCTTACGCACTGGCTCATAACGTGCAGCAGCAAGGGCGTAGTTACCTTTGATCTCGTCAATGGACATGTTTGTAGCGGCACAGAGGTAACGTGCACCTACACGCTCATAGCTCTCTTCGTTACACAGGACCACACACTTAGCTCCTTGGTGTGCAAAGCCGTCAGGCCCAGCAATGATAGAAGCATGGAATGTAGTCTTACCCGTGTTAGGACGTGCAGCTACAACAAGCAAGTGACCACCGCTTACACCCTCGACTCGACGTGCAAGGCTTGCGATGTTGAACTTCCACTGTGTCTCAAGCTCTGATGCCTGCATGAGTGTGTCCATGCTGATGTCATCCCACTTGACCTTGATGTTAGGCGTGAAGTTGTCATTGTATTGGTCAAGCAGGGCACGTAGTGGCTCAATGTTTGTCTGTGTGCCATTCACAAACTCAAAGCCCAGGTTAGCTACCTTCTCACCTACATACTGCTGGAACATCTTTGACAGGGTTGTCTCAGCAATCTCTTGGTTGATCGGGTCTGCCTTACCCATACGCTTAAACAGGTCAGCATAGATTGTCTTGTTGGCAGTAGTCATGCTCTGGTTGGTGGTGTAGAACAGGGCCTCTACGTCAGACACAGTAAGGTCTTTCTCGTATGCCTCCATAGCCATGTCTACAGTCTGTTTGATCTTACGCACATCCTTTGAGAAGATGCTATCAGGGCATCGGATACCCTTGTGTTGATCATAGAAGTCTTTGCTGAGTAGTGTACGCAGCAGTGCAAGTTCCATCATTTCTTTTCTCCTTTGTCTTTCCAGAACAGATCAACGATGTTTGAGATTACAATAGATGCAATCACAAGTAGCGCTATGAAGGGCCAGGCCAGGATGTACATAAGCTCTAGCTTGTACTCACCTGCATGTTCCTCTGCCTCGTCGTCTGTCTCCCATTCGCTTACCAAGCTGTCAGCCTGTACAACAACACCTAGCAGGTACATGATACATACCCCATAGAATGCTCCCATCATTGTGTAGTCCCCTTTGTTTCTTCTTTGTGGTAGACGCCCTCTGGCAGGTTCAGTGCCTTGGCTACATCCTGTAACATGGCGTATGTCATAAACATGCCAACATAGCAATCACTTTCTTCACTCCACTGGGCAATGGCAACCTTGTCGGTATCATGAAGTATGACCAGCACGTCCTCCTGCTGGCCTTCCTCATCCATCAATACAATGAATGTGTTATCATACTCATGCTCAATGGTGAACATCTAGCCTAACTCTCTTTGGTGTTGTTCGATCTGTTCAATACGTGCCTCTGCGTTACGGATGGCTTTGCGTAGGTCTACGATCTCACTCTCCCACATAGTCATACCGTCATATTGCTTGTAGCCTGCACGGGTGGAATACTTGATGATGTTGCCACGCCAGAACTCCATGCCGTTAGCCATGATGTACGTCAGTGGCTGTATCACCCAGCGAGCATAGTGATTAGGCTTATTGATAATGTCAGTCTCGTTTTCACTCATTGTCTAATTCCTTCCCTAGGATGCTATCAAATACATAGTCTAAGTTAGTACCAGTAGCTCCACAGAATAGCATGAGCTTTAGGCCTAACTCTTGTGCTAGTGCTGCTGTGGTGTCATCTAAGTCAAACTCTATGGTAGCGCCACCGTCCTCATGTTCAGTGATGCCTGTGACCTGCATGTGTCCTACTTCGTCAGTCATAGTAAGTCCTTGTCCATTTCAGCTAGAGCAATCAAGAAGTTCTCCTGTAGCAAAGCCTGTTGCACACCACGGGTGATTTCTCTCCAAGAGATATGACCTAGTTGTTGTGTCTCCCCTACTCCATCTGTGATGAGCCAGATACCTAGCTCGTCTGTGTCAAGCGTAAGGTTTAACAGAGGGTCTTCCTTATTAAAGGTTCCGTCCGTATGTTTAGTCATGGCCGCACAACCATCTCCTGATGGACAGTCTAGCGGCTCTCTGCATGAGGGGCAAACGCCATTCATATTATTCTCCGTCTTTTGCGTGTTTGTATTACGTGTAAGTCATAACGGCTGAATATGTCTTACGAAGCTTACATTCTACTTACCCTTTGCGGTGAATACAGGGGTTAATCTCCGCATTTGCTTGGTCGTTTACCTTTGACGGTAAGCATCCAATCGTTGAAGTCAGGTGTAGCCATGAAGTCCTGCAAGATACGTTCAATAGCCCACAGTAGGTCTTCATCTACACCCATGTCCATCCCACCCTCGTCCTTAACGGGTACTGAGCATAGACTGTGGTACTTCATCAGGCTACACACTACAATCTCTTCTTCGAAGTCATCCTCTAGGTCACGCAACATACGGCTAAAGCGTTCTGTGACCTGATTAGCTGCGTCTCGTGTTACGTTGTAGTCACTCATAGTTTACCTCTTTCTTTCAATGACATCAGTGTAGCAGCCTCATGGAACGTAATATTCTTCTCTTCTGCTAAGGCCCTAATAGCCCCCTCTCGTCCCTGTTCAGCTCTCTCTTTATTGCTTATCTTCCTGTAACCACAGATTGTTAATTCAACTGAACCGAGGCAGTCTTCATATAAGTCCCATGTAGACTGGAACTTTAAGTGGCAACCTTGAAGCCCTTCTTCTTTTGCTTTAGCCATAAGCTTAGAGGAAAGCTCTAGGAGGTCTTCAGGTTGGTACTCACGGTGTTCATTAAGGTACTCGGAGTGTGTGTATAGCTCAACTTCTTTCCAGACTTTGTAGTCATTGTAGTTATTCATAGTCTTTCACTCCGTGTTTGTCAATGTCATGTAGCATAAGTAGAAGAGACTTCTTAACGTCTTCAATGTCCTCTCCCGTTATGTCTACGGGGTCTTCCGTCCACACGTCACCATCTTTCATAGGGTAGTACTCGTGGATAGCATAATAGCCACCACCTTCAAGGGCGTGAGGGTTTTCATACTTGTGATACATCAGTTGAAAGTGCCAGTGGTTCATTTGCACAACTCCTCGTACATCCATTTATATTCTTCAAGTTCCTCCGTCACCTTCGCCAATAGAGCTTCGCTCTTAGATAGCTTGGCTTCCAGTTCCTCTATGCGGTCGGCGGCGGTGCCGTGCATTGTCTCAACAAAACTGTCATCGTCCAATTCACGCAGCCGCTTCACCAGATCATCACTCATCGTCTTGTCCTTTCAGTTCTGCGAGGGTGGTGCGGGCATACTTCAATTGCTTAGACCACTGCGCCCAAATCGTGTCGGTTATAACGGTGTTGTGTCGGTGCTTGTTGTGCGATGTGGCTGACTGCATCATCACCGACACATCAACTAACAACTTCAGTGTGATCACTGCCTTCACCAGCTTATCCTCTAGTTCCACGATCCGTGCCTCTGCCTGCTCAAGCTCTGCCGTGACCTCTTGCAATGCGTCATAGTCCTCACGCTCGTCGAGGTGCTTGTTGATTGCGTATGTGTTTCCGTCAGTCATTCTGTTTCCTCCACTAGCTCATATGTCTTTTCAAAGATGTCTGGCTTGCATGGGTAGAACTCGCCGTTGATGCCACGAATAATCCAATCCCCGACCTCGCCACGCATGACGCCTTCGAGCGTGTGGATTTCAACATAGCCTACCGTCTGCTTGGGGTATCCAACACGGTCAAGGTGAAGGATGATCTTGTTCTCGTTCACACCCTCCCAGATGCTGTCTGGCCATCCCCCATTACCTGTATCGCCTATGCGGTATGCCTCAATCACGACAGGCTTCTTGCGGTATCTCATCACACTTCCTCCACGAATATCTCAGGGTTGCCGCCATCCTCATCACGTTCAATGCGGTAGACGCAGAGGCGGTTTTCCCCATCCTTACATGCGTCTGCGTACTCTCTAGCGGCACACTGAAGGCCGAGCCATGTCTTGTACACATTGTGCCACGTTGAGATGCGCTTTGGTTTGTCGTGGAGGTCGTATGGGTTTGTCTGCTTAGGGTAAACCTCCCCATGCTCAGTCCAAGAAATAACTCCTCCATAAGCGTCATAACCAATAAACGGAAACTGTTTGTCTGGGCCTCGCCCCAAGATCACTGCCTTGTTGCCTCTCCCATCGACATACTCTGCGGGGAACTCTGTTGGCGGTGTGAATTTACGGTCATCCATCACGAAGCTCCTTTCTTAAGTCTTCACTAAGCTCTTTCCAAACGTGCTTCCATTGGTATGCGCCGATAGTATCCAAGGCGAGGATGATAAACCAAAGCGCAATGCGCTCTCTGCGTGTCAGGTTCGGTAGTGGGTCACTCATTCTGTTTCTCCGTGTAAAGATAGGCACGTTGCCGCATCCAGTAATTGTCATAATAGCAATAGACATACTCTTGGGTATACCACTCAAGCCAAATGTAATAGCCATCGTTAGTTGCTGTTGGTAGTAACGCAAACTTACGCTTATGCATTATTGCACCGTCCTCTGGTAGTTTGCGTATCATAACATTCACCCTCCCATTAAAGCAGACCACGATACAGGATACAGGTCTTGCATGATAGTAGACACTTGGTCAGCTACAAGGCGTGACTCATACTGTGTGTCCTCCTTGCAACGAAGGCGACACATGTCAGCAAAGGCATCTAGTGAGCCTGACCAGTACCACTCTGTCATAGTAGATTGTGGTAGTACCATACGTGCTTGCTCAGGTGCTACGTCACTGTTGAGCATAGCGTTGTAGAGGTTTAGTGCATGGGTATTTACAGTAGATGTCCACCTGTTAGGGTTATCACTTACGTTATCGTACTCTGTATGCCCCTCAATAGAAAGTTCAGGGTCTTCGATGATCCAGTGTAGCATGTCTACTACTTCATCACTAGAGCCTTGCTTCTTATCAGCACTACGTCCACGCCATGTCTGTGGCACATAGAACTCAGGTTCATCATCAACGTAACGACGACTGATCTCATTCCAACGCAGGAACTTATGCTTCACAAGTTGTCGTGCTACAAAGATAGGAGCCTTGATGTGGAAGGATGTGAAGGCATGACCGAATGGGCTGATGTGCTTATGCTTGGCGAGGTACTTGATCAGCTTGGTATCACCCATAGTAGGTTTCGAGATGGTCAACTTCCAGTCATCTACATCAGATGTAACTACCCAACCCTCTGCTTTGTATTTGGCTACAGATGCCTTGATAACCTCTGGATCATCATGAAAGAGGTCATACTCAATAGACTCTCCAAAGCTCTTCTTACCAAAGCTAACCCGTGCTGCGTTGACTACTGAAAGGTCTGACCCCATGTGGTCGATGTATGTGGCTTGAATCTGTGTCATTCTGTTTCTCCTTAAAACGTAAGCTCTATTGTGTCACCTTCGTAGAACAGTACATCGGCATCCTCTGGTGACCACATACCTTCTTGGACACTCCCATCATAGTAAATCCAGACAGCCCTATCTGTCCTAAGCATACGAATGCACAAACCAATCTCTTCTGGGTCATGCTCCATGTGAAACTTAAAGGCTACGGCTTCCCGTGGGTCTTCTTTGTGTGTGTATTTGAGTTTCATTAGAATAGGTACTCCTTTGTCTCTTCATCATATGCAGGCAGTGTTTCATAGTTATGCCGTTGCTGTTTCTCTTCAGTCTTAGCTGGAGGTAGAAACCCTAGCTCTGCCAAGTGTTGTTCTATTGCATGTTCTAGCATACTGCCTCCTTGAGGTTCATCATGTCGTCCTCCACCATATACTTGATGTCATCCTGCAACAGTAGAGCCTTTGTGGTATTACCTGTCCATGACTCAATGGTACGTTTGAACTCCAGTGTCTTAGACACGGCGTCTCTATCAAGAGCTACCACAATCCTGTCGTACTCGTCAAGAGCCTCAATGTGTTGCGACCCCAGTGAAGTACCTAAAATAGCTAATCCAGTGACGCCTGGCAGGTGCTTAGCTACTGTGATAGCACTGATCACATCCTCTACCACTACAGCTACGCCCTTGGGTGTGCCATATGTAAGCTGAAACACAGAGGCAGTGCCAGTGTACCGTAGCCACTTAGGGGTAGCACCAGTAAGGGATCGACCTACAGCATCTACAAGGCGTCCCTTGTACAGGATAGGGAAGACAACCCGTTGATCCTTAACGTCATACATCAGGCGGATACCCTGTAGTCCCCAGCGCTGTACGAACTCATTGAACTTACTGTTACCAGTAGGGGCTTGGGTGACATACTCAGGTATCTCCATTGTCTCACGCTCAGGCTCAGCCTTACTGTCCAGACGCTTAGCTAGACGCTTCTGTATCTCATGGGCTGTCAGACCTACATGCACAGCACCAGTAGCACTACAGCCTAGTCCATAGCAGTTGTATATGATGCTACCCCCATCGTTAATGACAGTGAGTGTGTTCTTTCTGCCACAAGCAGGGCAGTTAGAGCGCCATGTCTGTCCGTCTGACAGTGTTAGGCTCTTGATGTAATCTCTGATGCTCATTGCTTAGCTCCATTACGTTTAGCTAGGGCGTTAGATGCACCAGCGAATGTGTTGACTAGGTAAGGCTTAACGCTGTTCGGGTTTCTGTGGCCACTTACCTGCATGATACCTGCCATGTCAACCCCTGCCTCAGCCATCTCTGTGATAGCAGTACGGCGTAAGTCCATAGCTGTAAGTTCATGTGGTAGATTAGCTTCGGCCTTTACTGCATTGATAAGCTTATGTATTTGTACATCGGTGTATGCTCTGTAAGCACCGCCTACAGGTTTAACACTGGGTGCGACATATTGTTGAAACCCGAAGTCTTCCTTCTGTGTCCTGAGCATAGATGTCAGGGCATCACTGATAGGCAGGTGTACATCAGCATTGCGTTTACTCTGTGTCAGGTCAAGGCGCTGGGCGTCTAGGTCAAGGCAGTCCCATGTGAGCTTCCTCATGTCACCTACACGCTGTGCCCAGTCGTAGGACATATGTACAAGCAACCCGATGCTACGCCACTTGAAGTCACTGTATGCTGTGTCAAGGAATGCCTTAACGTGCTCAGGCTCCCACTTGATCTTACGGGCCTTAGCTGACTCACGTGATACAAGTGCAATAGGGTTAGCTACTACAATCTCCTTCTGCATGGCGTACTTCCAGCAGGCAGACAGGTGTGCCATACGCATGTTAGCGGTGGTTGTACCTGACTCAAGCCATGTCTCATATAGGTCAGACAGATGCTTAACACCTACACGGTTGATACGCACACTGCCGAACAACCTGCCATCACTCAGTGGTGTATTACAGGCATGACGCAGGTGGCGTTCATACTCGTACTGACACTTAGCGCTGAGACCTCTATAGCGTGGGCTATGAAGGTAGAACTCAACGATGTCTAGCATCCTGGCGTTACTCTTTGGTGTGCGTATCTTCTTTGTCATTGTTTCCTCGAAGCCCAGTAGACCCAACTCATGAGACAATGCTGTTTGCCTAGCACAAAGTCAATAGGTCTACTCAGGTTAAGCCTTACTTGTCTCTTCCATAGGTGATTACGTGCACTGAATGTCTGGTTGCTGTCGCCACCAAGTAGCACATTAAGTAGGACGCTGAGTGCTATCCCCACCCGTTTTAGGTATTGGAAGGTTGCCCCAATCATCACACGGATCATCCTCTTTCCCTCCTTGCTTGTCGTATCCTGAACTCACGATCTGACTCCTTCTTGCTGTCCCAGATGTAGTAACATAAACCTCCTACATAGAAGACAATAAACACGTATGCTAGAGCAAACAAGCAGTATCCTCCGTTGCATAAATGCCACACTCCTTAGTCAGTACATCCTGCACAGGTGTTTCATCATCCTGCTTCATCCAGTCTGACTCCTCAATGTCCTGCATGATCTTAGCATGATAGTAATGAATGCCTGATGGTTTCTTCTCTGTCATTACTCCTGTCCTTTCGAGATTGTAATACCTGTGACGCATTGGGCGAGCCTGTCTGCCTTAGCTGCATCTCTCTCAAGATACCAACAGATAAGCTCGCCTGTCAATGCGTCACGCACTTCAATTCGCTTAGACACTGATGTCTGTGCTCAGGAAGGCTTCCTCAGCCTCACGTGCTGCCTTGAAGACATCCTCATAGGTAGAAGCACATGACTCAAGGATAGCCTTAGCATCATCAGGTTCAATGCCGTAGCCTGATAGCATATACAGGATGGCCTTAGCCATATCGACAGTAGTGATATCAGATGGCATAGCGTCCATGTTGTCAGCGAAGAAGTCCATGAGGGGGCTTGTCATAGGTGTATCAGTCATTGTGTGTAGTCCTTTTTGTGTAAGTTGTTGTAATGGTTAGTTTATTCGAGTTTTGACTATAAAGTAATAGCGTGGATCAATCTCCTTCAAGTTCTAGCTCTTCACGTAGCCATGCCATAGCCGTGCATAGCTCGTCCCACTCCTGATCCATAGCTGCATCACCCTCAGGTATAAGCTCAAAGCGATATGCGTGTAGAGCATTCCAGATACAATCCAGCCATGACTCAGGGTTACTGCGTGTTACTTCCTGCATCTATGCCTCCACAGCGAGCACAGGTTCAGAGGTGAGAGTATAACGCACATAGCGCTGGCCTGTCACAGGATGCTTCTTAGGGTTAGACTCAATGCCATAGCCCAAGGCACGTAGCTCATGCACACGCTTAGTCAGACTGCTAATGTGGTATTCAATCATAGCCTCACGCACTGTGATACCGCCTGCTTTCTGTAGATGTTTAATGATATTGCTGTGTTGCGTTTTCATGAT